TTGTTTATACAGTGTTAGAATAATATGCCAATTGGAAGATCATCAATGCCACAACAAATAGATGGCAAATTAAGAGGAGCTCGACCTTCTAGAGCTATGCTTGCTTATGGCAAAAAATCAAAGAAATCCAATCGCAAAAAAGCTAGGTTCTAGACTATTTCGTCCTAGAGTGGTAAAATCTAAAAAATTATACACTCGTAAGGAAAAATTATGTCAGACAAGTTAAAACAATTAAGGCAAAAAGTAAAAGATTATAGCCAATTTAAAAAAGAAAGAAAAATGGCTGAAGAAGATTATTTTAACTTTCGTAATGAAAGAGATAAAATGAATGAAGAATTAGATTACGAAGATTTTCAAAATAGAAAATATGGTCTTGAAGTAAAAGAGGGTGGAATAATTAATGAAAAAGAAGAAAAAACTCCTACTCAAGTTATAAAAGAGAATACTACTAAAGGAGCAGCTAAAATTTTTATAGATGAAAAAATTAAAGCTAGAAACGAACAAATTAAGAAAAAAACAGGTCAAAATTATTTTGAATTTTCAGAAGGTGGAGTAACTGATAGTTCTAAAAGTAAATCTAATATGGATTATGATGATAATGAATACGGTTCAAAAAATAAAGAAATGGATGATTATTTAGGAACTTTAATGGATGCTGTATATGATGAAAAAATTACACCTAAAAAAGCTTCTGATTTATTACAATACGCAGGAAAAAATTTAACAGCAACTGAAGGTTCTTTTAAAAAAGGCGGAGCTGTAAAGAAAAAAGCAAAAGATATGTCTGAAGAACACGAAGGCATGGAATCTAAAGCTGAAGAAGCTAAAGAATATACTATGGAAGAAAAAGGATATGAAGAAACCAAATCTGGTAAAATGGTAAAAAACCTTAAAAAAGGTGGAATGGTTAGAGGTTACGGAGCAGCGATAAAGGGAAAGAATTTTAAAGGTATATTCTAAATGACTACATCAGGTACTACATCGTTTAATATGACCATTGAAGAAATGGTCGAAGAAGCGTACCAACGATGTGGTCTTGCTGTTAATTCTGGATATGATTTAAAAAGAGCTAGAGTATTACTTAATTTAATTTTTTCTGAATGGGGTAATAGAGGAGTTCATCTTTGGAAAGTTGAATTAACTGTTCAAGCATTAACTCAAGGAACAGCAACTTATACTACTCCGACAACAACAAACGATGTTTTAGAAGCGTATATTTCATCTAGTTCAAGCAATACTACGTCAACACAAGATGTATCTTTATCAAAGATAGATAGATCGACATATGCTGGACTTCCTAATAAAGGACAAACTGGAACTCCTTCTCAATACTATGTTGATAGACAAATAACACCTACTATTACATTATATCAAACACCAGATTTAAATACCTACACATATTTAAAATATTATACAATTCAAAGAATCGAAGACACAGGAGCATATTCTAATACACCAGACGTTCCATTTAGATTTTTACCATGTTTGATATCTGGACTTGCTTTTTATATTTCACAAGCAAAAGCACCTGAAAAAACAGAACAATTAAAAATGTTATACGAAGATGAACTGCAAAGAGCTTTAATAGAAGATTCTGCTGCTACATCTTTATTTATATCGCCTGCTAACTATTATCCATCGGGGTCATTCTAATGGGAAGATTTGCTAGTGGTAAAAGATCAATGACAAAATCTGACCGTTCAGGTCAGTCTTTTCCTTATCAAGAAATGGTTATGGAATGGCAAGGATCCATAGTTCATATTTCAGAATACGAACCAAAACATCCACAATTAGATCCTAAAGTTTACGGGGCAGATCCTCAAGCTTTATTAAATAATAGAAATCAAGATTTTCAAACACCAAAACTTACAATAGGATCAACTTTAAATAGTAGATTATACGCAGATTCTGGCGGAAGTGGAATGGCAACTGCTTTATTAGAGCTACCTGGAGATTTTGCATTTATAGCTACTGGAATGATACCAGCAGATCCAGATCAACAAGCTAAAGGTAGATATACGTTAATATCATTAGGTAGAGTAACAGTGGGGATAAGTTAATGTCTATATCGTATCCAAATTTTTTAATACAAGTAAGAGATTATACTGAAGTTGATAGTAATGTATTAACGGATAGTATCATTCAAGGATTTATTAGAAATGTTGAAATAGATCTTGCCAATAAAGTTGATTATGATGATTTAAGAAAATATTCTACTTCTACATTTACTGCTAGTAATAAATATTTAAGTTTACCTGCTGATTGTATAATAGTTAGATCTTTGTTTGTAGCTGAAGTAGGTACTTTAGCAAGCGGCACAGTTTCTTATTTAGATAAAAGAGATCAAACTTTTATAAGAGAATATAACGGATCTAATGCAACAGGAGTTCCAAAATATTGGGGTAACTGGGATGATTTAACTATTCTTGTCGCACCGACACCTGCTCAAGCATATCCAGTTCAATTAGAATATATTAAAGAACCGCCTCAATTTACTGCTACGAATAACACATATTTGTCAACTTATGCTGAAAACTTAATGCTTTACGGAGTATTAACAGAAGCTTTTTCATACTTAAAAGGACCTATGGATATATACAATTTGTACAAAGGCAAGTATGATATAGAAGTTCAGAATTTTGCTCTTCAACAAATGGGTAGAAGACGCAGAGCTGAATACGATGATGGAGTTCCAAGAATTAAAATTGATTCTCCGTCACCATAATAATTTAAGGAGACTATAATGGCTATAACAACAAATGCAATTGCTAATTCTTTTAAAAGAGAAATATTACAAGCAACGCACAATTTCGGAACAACTGCAGGTACTGGAAATAAATTTAAAATATCAATGTACACAACTGCTGCAACATTAGGTGCATCAACTACATCTTATACAACAGGTGGACAAGTATCTTCATCTGGTTATACTGCGGGTGGTAAAGCACTTGTTAACAGTGGAACATCTTTGGCTTCTGCTGTTGCAATTACGAATTTTGCAAACGTATCTTGGACAGGTGTAACATTATCTGCAAGAGGTGCTTTAATTTATAACACGTCAGCATCAAACAAAGCTGTATGTGTATTAGACTTTGGCGGAACTAAAACTGCAACTGCTGGAACATTTACTATCCAGTTCCCTGCATACACAACTTCTGCTGCAATATTAAGAATTGGTAACGCATAATATATTGAGACTATGAAATGGCAGCTGGATGGGGCGATTTAACCTGGGGATTTAACAACTGGGGAGACCAAGGAAGTGTCTCCGTAGAAGTAACCGGTATCGCTCTATCCGCTATCATTGGTAATGAAGACACTCAAGCAAATGCTAACGTCAATGTAACCGGCATTCAAAATAATGTTTTAATAAATTCTGTTTCTTTAAGTATTACTGCAGACGTCCCTGTAACCGGCACTCAACTTAAAATACAACCTGGAAATGCTACGGCATCTATTCCTGTAACAGTTCAAGTTACAACTGCAGGAAGATTAAACATAACAGAAGGTGACGTATCTGTTTCAGCTGAAGTAACTGAAGGCTGGGGTGTTTATCAATGGGGTATTGTTCCATGGGGTGGAGGACAAGCAGCAAGTGTATCTCTAACTGGATTAGATTTAGTAGCAAGAATTGGAGCAGAAGATATTCAAGTTGATGGAAACATAACTTTAAATTTAGAAGACAATGCACAATTAGCAATATCAATTAATGGTGTTACACCAAGAACTGATGTTTCGTTTGCAGTAACTACTGCAGGACGTTTAAACGTATTAATAGGTGAAGAAGTAGTTGTAGTTAACGTAACTGCACCGGTTACGGGAAGTCGTTTAAATACTGCGGTAGGTCAAGTTATTGGAGGTACTCAACAAATAGCTAATGTTACAGGATCTCAGGTTAATGTATCTGTAGGTAATACAGATGAATTTGCAGGAGCTACTGTAAATGTAACAGGCAGTAGATTAAACGTAGCTCCAGGACAAATTACTTATGCTGCTGGATATAATGT